TGCTTCTGGATCAGCATTAGATAAACCTTTGTGACCATACTCTACACCACGTCTTACAGTCATGTAATGATACATCGTCTTTACTTCATCATATGTTATAGCTTTTTTATTTTTAGCTACATTAGTCCAAGCCATAATAGCTGTTAATCTTTTTTTGCTAACTGATGGTTGACCATGCATAGAAAAATAAAAACCTTTTGTTTTCATCTCATCAGCTATTTGTTCTAAGGTATAATTATCTCTAGTTAACACTAACCACTCACCCTTATCTTTTTGTATTTGTTGATAAACCGAACCACGATTGACATGATGTTTAACAGATCCACGACTCACAGCTATGTTACTCTTTTTTGGTGACCATACTTTAGGTATTCTATTTTCCACTTTATTTATCAAATTGGTAGCTATTTTATGAACCTCTAACGGGACTCTATGTGACTCATCAAGTATATATCTCTCACCTTGTAAGTTAATTAAATCACTAGGATTAGCACCAGCCCACTTAAATATAGATTGATCATCATCACCAGCTATGTACACCTCGCCTGCTTTATCCATAATCTTTTTAACCATCTCCCATTGTATAGGCAACAAGTCTTGTGCTTCATCTATAATCAAAACATCAAGCTTTGGTATTATATCTTCACGAGTAGATTTACTAAATTCTATAATCATATCTGTAAAATCATATAGCTTACGGGTCCTCTTATACTCTGTGATACCATCTGATATATATTTTATTTTCATCCAACCGCCTTGCATGTGTGGCATCTCTTGATACTGTTGTTTTAGTGTTATGTTTCTAACTCTTGCCATGTCAATGACCTTAGCAAATATATCATCTTGCATTTGAAAACCATTGTTATCCATCTTACGATTAGTGTTGGATAACTTAATACCTAACAACTCTGATAACTCTCTGTAATGATTGTCTTTTAACACATCGTCTTTACTCAATCCTAATTGTTTAAATGCTAAACTGTGTAGAGTTCTAAAATAAATAAAATCTTTTTTATCTAAATTTGTAAATTTATTGATAGCCCTGGTCCGTGCTTCATTAGCAGCTTTCACTGTATACGCAAAGTATCCTATACGATTTGGTTTAACACCCTCCTCTAATTTTTTTTCTACTTTACGAAGTAAATACTCTGTCTTACCTGTACCGGGTGGACCTAATATAATTTTAGTAGTCATTAAAAAGGAACCTTTGGTTGTAAATCTGGTATAGGTAAATCTGATTTATCACCTTCTTCTTCTCTAGGTATGTACCATAGATGGTAAACCTTACCTCTAATTTTTTTCTTTGTAGAATCACCGTTTAGTTCTCTTATCCTCGCACACATTTGTGTAGAGTTAAAATTACTAAATCTTTTTTTAGTCAAATAATTTTCTAGTGATGACAACCTAAAGTATGTGACTTGTTCATCTTCTGGTGACCATGCTTTGTCAATTAATATCTCATCAATTGTCATCGCTTCACCTTGATCATTTAAGAATGACTCAAGGTAATTATCAAATCTACCCACCTTAGTAACTTCTTCTGGCATTTCTATAACCTCTACCAAGGCTAACAATGCTTGTATCCTAGCGTCCCAATCTTTTGCAGTCATCTTGTTTGGTAATATGTTTAGTGTATTCATACATGCTTTTCTAAATTTACTTTGATCAAAGAACTCGTCTGTGTTTATACATAACCTTCTACCATCAACATTTAAGAACCATACTGATTCATCAGATTCATATTTAGTTAAGTCTGTAACATCATGATCATAGTCCTGGCCTATGCCAAACTTACGAGTCCTACATAACTGTGAGTTACACACAGAGCACATAGGCTGGTCCTTGCATTTAAATTGATATTCTTTTTTTTCGTGTTGATTGACTGTCTTTAACACTTGTTTCGAGGGTAGTATAGGGTCCATAAACTGATGATTAAACTCATCAATTTTATCCTGCCATTGATCTGGCCATTTTTTCTTAGCGTACACTGCGTACTGATATAAAGTATTATCTCTTCCCCCCTCTGGTATTTTCTCATTCATCAGGTGTTCTAGACAGGGGGGACCGTCAAAAACATTTACATTTTTTTGTGTAGTTGATAAGTCTTTTAGCTCTTGTTCTGTTAGTGCGAGTTTATTGTGAAGAGCAAAGAACTCTGTTATACTGTAGGGTTTGCCATTATTATCTATGGCATATCTATTGTTAGTTTCTTTATGTGCACCAAAGTAAGGTAAGTTTAAAAAATTACCTGTGTCACCTCTATCTGCACGTATCTCTATTTGTTTTGGAAAAATTTCACAGTTAGCAAAGCCAAGAAAAGCTGCAAAGTCTGCTAACTTATCTCTCATTATAGATGCACTGACAGATTCTTTTGTAAATAAAAATATATGTGCACCACCTGATTTAGATCTACATACCACTAATGGTAATGATTTCTTATTAATTTTTTGTACTAATTCTTTTAGATTTAGGGGATACATATCTACATCAATACAACCCCAATAACATTTGGAATCATCCATGATAGGTATAATACCTAGACTTGGATCTTTACCATCAAGATGATCCTGCCACATTTGATCAGTGATCTGACCTTTTGTTATGTAAGCTTTACCACCTTGCTTGCCGTTTTCTTTTTGTTCACCTACACGATATTGACCATAAGCTCTATCCAAGCCTCTGAAGATATTTTTAAATGTGCCAATGTCGTATTCTAACATAACCTAACCTTTGATTTTTATAGGGGCAAGACGTGAAGATGCTCGCCCCTAATAAGGAAGGTGGCCTATAACCCAGCACCACCTCCAATAGACTTAAAATGGATTTGGACTTCCAACAGTTTGTTCCTGTTCTGGTTTAGCCGTAACTTCACCAGAGGCTATACTTTTATGAAACACTTTAGCTTCATTGTATAACTCCATATCGGTAACAGGACCAAGCAAGTCTATCTCCCAACCAAACCATTTACCCTTTTCGTTGTCCTCTTTTTTAACTTTCAAAGAGTACATGTGGCTAAATGAAGGAGGATTAAAAGGACCCTTAGATCCTGGAATCCTGATGTTTAACATCATAGAGTTCCATTTCCTACTTTTTTTTAGTTGAGTTGCTTTCAATGTAATCAAAGCAGGACTGCCAACGCCTGTCTTTTGATCATAAAGAATTACAAAGTGGTTTGCATTAGTTTCGATGTAATTACCGTTGTCAAGATAATCTTTATTATCATCTTTATTCCTAGTGGTTTTTGATAGAATATCACTATTCGCATCATAAACATTTACTGGAGGTTGATTCTTACCTCTAACAGGTAGCCATTCAGCATATTGTCTTTGGTAAGCACACGGTACTACTACAATTCCCTCCTTTCCATCATAAGTTTGACTAGTGACAGTATTATATATCTGTCCCATTTTAAGATTTTCATCCTTGTCAAGCTCTTCAGAACCATTCATCAGAATCTTGAGTCTCGGTGTAGCAAGGTCTTCGTTAGTGAGACCTCCTAAACCAGCTCCTGCATCTGCCTCATAGTCTTGCATAGGAACTACTGCATCCACTTTCTTTTCCACAACCTCTTGTTGAGGTTTCTTTTGTGCGTTATTCGTCATTCGTTTCTCCTTATTATATTTTCCGTTTCTGTACGAGTTTTGTTTTATTGGCTACGTACACACCAAATTCGTCTGGCAAAGACACACCTTTTTTGTGTTGCTCAGTTACGAATGCTTTCATGGTTTGATAGTGCACATCTTCTTTTTCTGTGCCTGCCATACCCAAATCTTCAATTGCAGCTTTTAATTTTATAGCTTGTGCATCTTCACCCATACCAAACGCTACAGTGACATTATTTTTAATTAGGTCACCATATCCGTTGTCCCTGAGCCATGCATAACAAAAGTGTCTATCAGCTACTTTAATACCTGGTCTAACCTCTTCAGTAATTTTTACCTCAGTGCCATTGTCAAGTGTAATACTTGATAAACCTTTTTCTGCTAAGAACTGTGGTATCTCCTCTTCTGATATTAGACGAGCTTTTTCTTTTAATTCTTTTAGTAGACTCTCTGCTACCTCAATATTATTTTCTACTTTTTCTAAAGTTTTGCATTTATCTGCTAATGCTTGTAGTGAAGTATCGTCCACATCTGTGAACGAGTCACTCTCAAAGTTTATTGTAGTTTTTGTCATTCTCATTTCTCCTTATATCTATCTCAATAGGATGATACTTTTCACGCTTGCGATCCCATTTAAGAACTTTATAATATCCCATATTTATATCAGATGCAACTGAACATGCAATACCAATTATTGAAGGATCACCAATTAGTAATAAATAATCTTCATCAGAAAAATCCTTTAATCCATCTTGTAATTGTTGTACAACAGAATCTGAACTTAACAATAATTGAAAACCTGGTGGTATGAGAGGTACTAATTTTCCATACTCCTCAGCACTAAGGATATCTTTGTATGGCATTTCTTGTATAACGTAAACTGTCATTCTATTTTCTACTCCCATTATTATACACTTGATTTATTTTATTGCAAGTATATAATTATGGGATACAAGGAGAATTTAGAAATGAACGGATATACTTATAAAACAAAGCCTTTTTTACATCAAGAAGAAGTATTACAAAAATGCTGGTATAAAAAAACTTATGCATTTTTTATGGAAATGGGTACGGGCAAGTCAAAAGTATTAATAGACAACCTGGCTATATTACATGAAAAAAGAAAAATTAATGGTGCTTTGATCGTTGCACCTAAAGGTGTGTATAGAAACTGGATGATATCTGAGTTACCAAAACACTTGCCTGATAGAATAGATCACTCAGTTATATGCTGGACACCAACACCTAATAAAAAACAAAAAGCATTGTTAGATTCGTTGTCCGTGTTCTCTGAAAAATTAAAAATATTTTTAATAAATGTTGAAGCATTGAGCACTACAAAAGGATATACAGCAGCTTTGGATTTTTTAAAAAGTCATGCAACGATGATGGCTGTTGATGAATCTACAACAATCAAATCACCAACAGCTACTAGAACTAAAAGTGCAATCAAGTTAGGTATACACGCAAAGTATCGTAGGATTTTGACAGGTTCGCCAGTAACAAAATCACCGTTAGATTTATATACACAGTGTGGATTTTTGTCAGATGAGTTACTAGGTTACACATCTTTCTGGGCTTTTAAATCACGTTACGCATTGATGGCACAAAGAAATGCTGCGGGTGGTGCACATACTTATCAACACATAATTAAGTATATACGGTTAGATGAATTAAACGAAAAGTTAGAAAATTTTTCATCAAGAATATTAAAAGAAGATTGTCTTGACTTGCCAGAAAAACTATACACAAAAAGATTTATAGAACTGACAAAAGAACAGCAAAAAGCATATCAAGAAATGAAACAGTTTGCCATAGCAGAGTTAGAAGGAGATACCATGACTGCATTCTCTGGCCTCACACAGATGATGAGATTACATCAGATAACTTGTGGACACATGACAACAGATGATGGCAAAGTTGTAGACATAAAAAACAATCGCATCAAAGAATTATTAAATTTTTTAGATGAAACAGATGGTAAGATTATTATCTGGGCAAATTATAGACATGACATACAAACAATAACTAAAGAATTGGAGAAAAAATATGGAGCAGAAACTGTATCTAGTTTTTATGGCGATACGCCTATGGACGAAAGGGATCAAATTGTGGCTAGGTTTCAAGATAAAGAAGATAGTCTTGTATACATGGTTGCTAATCCAAAGACTGGAGGGTATGGACTTACTCTTACTGCTAGTCACACTGTCGTGTATTACAGCAACAGTTACGACTTAGAAATACGTTTACAATCAGAAGATAGAACACACAGGATTGGTCAAAACAATAAAGTCACTTATGTAGATTTTATTGCAGAGAATACTGTGGATGAAAATATTGTAAAATGTTTAAGATCTAAAATAGATATTGCGACAGAGGTGCTTGGTGAAGACTTGAAAAGCTGGCTGGTATAAGATAATTTAAAGTATGCCTTATCTTAATCATAACTTACCACCATTTAGTGCTTATATACGTGACGAATATTTGTATGATCATACAAAAGGACACGGTGAATTTACGTTTGCTGACGTGCACACAGTCAATAGTATAGAGCGTAGAGCATTGCTCTTTGAATGTTTGTTACCTAATGGTGTAAACTGGACAAGAAGACCAATACATGCTTTTTGTTGGAAAAAAGATGCACCAAAACACCCTCTAAATATACATCAATACTGGGACTGTTTTTCACCTTATGTTGATGTGCAAAGAAGAAATAGATTAGCCAATTGTAGAGCTGAGTTAGTAGATTATAAGGGTGTGAAAAGAAAAGGTACTTATATGTTTACAATTGATTGGGCCTGGGAAAACAAAGCTGCAATGCTTGACACTAATTTTAGTGAAGATCCTGAACACAAATGTGCACATATGTTTCGTATGGATGATGGTAATTTTTTTGCTTATCCTAATAACAGAACTATTTGGTATGATGATGCTTATATGGAGGAGAGACTAACAAAAAATCCTGGCTATTTGATAGATCAAAATTTTTATACTGTTGAAAACACAAGAGAGGATGACACTAAAACAGACGATTCATATATGACACAATTTGAACGTCCTTAGTGAAAATATTTTTTGATCACATAACAGGTAAACTTACCAATCACGATATAATTTATAGTTTAATCCTAGGTGAATTTGACAGACATGAATATAGTTATGCATTAGAAAATGGCTGGATACCTCTGTCATGGTATTACACAAAAATAAAACACATTACCTGGATAAATGCTAGATCCTCTAGGTTACAATTAGATAAATTTAAATTTTCTAAAAAACAAAAATACACGTTAAATAAAAAAAATATTACAGTAAAAATAATTGACGGATTGACAGAAGATTTAAAAGACGTTTGTGCTGGTATTTACAAAAGATATATACAACATAAAAAATATTACGAAGTAAATAACGAAAAAGAAAGCGAAGAATTTATGCGTGATGACCCTATAGATTGGAAATACTTTATTTATTATTATGATAATAAACCTGTAGCATTTACAGAAGCTATGTTAATTGACAATCATTTTATGACAGGACAGTTTGCATGGGACTATGAAGATGAAAAATTAGGTATGGGCACTTACGCTACCTTATTTGAGATAAAATATTGTATGAAAAAAAACTATAAAAATTATTACTTTTCTTACAGTTATGAGAATAGTAGTGCGTACAAATCAAAGTACGATGGTTTTGAATTTTGGACTGGTAGAAAATGGTGTAATGATAAAAAAATTTATAAAGAACTTTGTGCTAATGATAGCAACATAAAAAGTTTAGCTGATTTAAACGAAAGTCAAGATAAATATTTTAATTTAGTTTTTGGCACTCATACCAGATAAAGGATTGTTTAGAGCTTTATTAATTTTAAGATCTAAACTGTCTTCTAGTAACTTCATCTCATTAACTAATTCTCTTGCATCTTCTTTTTGTCTATCTTCTATATCATTTACTATCTCTGTGATGTGTCTTACATCGCCTTCCATTTGACGTAAGTCAGTTTTTAAATCATCTTTTAACTCACGAGCAGTGGCAGCTATAAGATTTACTTCCTCTAATACTATATCTAATTCACTTTTAAGACCCTCTACTTTTTGTATTACAATCTCCATTTGTGAGCTAGTTTGTGATTCTACTAAGGATATTTTCTTGTCAAACCCTGAGAGGTCAGGCTCTGTATATGTCAAAATTTTTTCCTTCATATTTAGGTAATCTTGATAAAAAGTAAAAGTGGCCCATGCCCCTGATCCAAGAGCACCAAGTAGAGTGAAAATGGCAAGCACTTTCCCCCCTGTAAACTTCATTCCTGCATACTCAATACTGGGCATTTATTATATCCTCCATAGTCTGGCCTTGAGCCATATCAAACAGCATACCATACTGATCTTCAATTGTCTTGTTTAAATAATCATTAACATTTGTATCCACAATAATAGATTGTGTATCAAAGAATGATTTAGTATTACCAAGTATTTGCATAACAATCAATGTTTTCATTTGAGCTGCATCATCATATCTGGCTTTGTCATCAATCTTTTTTACTATCTTTGTTGCAGCTTTTTCTTTTGCTGTAGGCTCTTTCTTTGGTTCTTCTTTAGGTTCTTCTTTTTTTTCCTCAACCTCTTCTACTTCCTCCACCTCTTCTGGTTGTTCTACTTCCTCCACCTCTTCTGTAGGCTCTTCAGTTTCTTCTGTAACTGGCTCTTCTTTTGTCTCCTCCATTGGTGGAGGTGTATCTTCTGTTTCTATCTCAACAGGTTCTGGTTCGTTGTCCATGGGCGGTGCCTCATCCATCTCAGGTGGTGGTGGCATATCCTCCATTGGTGGTGGTAAGTCCTCTGCACTTGCTATCATTTCAGGTGGTGGTAAATCTAATTCCATTTCCATTTCAATCTCTAAAGTAACTGTTTCTACATTGACAGGCATTTCTACTGCAACAAGCTCTGGCATGGGTGCAAATTCCATGGGTGGTGGAGGTGCAAAGTCCATCTCAAAGTCCATCTCAAACTGTATTTCTAACTCAACAGTCTCATAAGATACCTCTTCCATCTCTGGTTCTATAGGCACAAAATCTACAAAACCATCTTCGACAATAATGTCATTGAACTCAAATACTTCTTCTACAAATTCTAATTCTACGGTGTCAAAAAGATTTAAATAATATATTTCTTCAAGAGTAGTTATATGTTGTGTAATGACTGTATTGATAACATTGTAAAACACATCAACACTTACATCATCAAATACAGGACCCACTGCTAAGTTGATATCTCTGCCACCGACCTCAATAGTAAGCCTATTTAAAACACCAGCAAAATCGAAAGTCCCATTGTATGATTGATAGCCTGTTGCCACCCCAGACTCAGACAGGATGTCAGTGCCTGTAAAGACTTGGTTAGAACCATTAAGTCCTGTAATGTGCATGTATATTCTATCTTGAGCATCTTGTTTATCTACTTCAATTGAATACCTTACTTCTCCACCTTTTTGTATATTTAAATCTGAAATATCTACAGTTTGAATAAATGTTGTACCCATTCCTGGTACTCCCATGGTTGAGGTAGAGTTACCACTACCTGTTATAGCTGCACATTTATCTGAACCTAGTCCGTAACAATTATTACCTGTGGGCATACTTGCAGGTCCTTGACCACCCCAATCAATATCCATGTCACCTTCTTTTGATGAGTTTACATATCCATTAGAGCCATTTAAAATATTGTCAGAATTTTGATTTGTAACAGTTTCTGTTGTTGTTGTAACAGTCGTTGTTGTAGTCGTAACAATCTCAGTTCCTAAATCTTGTTCTGTAACATCTACTTGTGTATCTTCTGTAACTGTTACACCAGGTGTACAAAGTCCTGCTTCATCAATTAAACAAGAGGCTTTAGAGTAAGAGTAACAAAGACAAAGCCATAAGACCAAAATTCTTAAGACCATCGTTATCTCCTACAGGTTGTTCTTCTTTTTTTGTAGCAACATATTCTGGCTTATACTTACTGCCGTCAGGAATTTGATCTGGATTGTCAGACCAGTATTGTGCTGATTCTGCTCCAATTAAACCTCTCGCAGGGCACGGGGTCCCCGCGTCTGTCATCGCATCCCAGACTCTAGGGTCTTGACACAATACAGATACAGCAGCAACTTTCATACCAAAGCCATATAAACTTCTAGATAATTTTAATTTTTGACATAGCTCATCATCTATGACTATACCACTTGCAAGACCTACAATATTATTTTGAACACTGGCACCAACACCAACCTTACATATATCGCTGTTAGAATTTATTATAGAAGGTGCATTTGCGGTAGGTGGCGTATTGTTAACTACCGTGCTCGACACGGTATTTGTTTCACCCCAGGCCTTACCCGCAAACAACAAAAATATTATTAGAATGTATTTCATTTACCTGCATATACATTCGCCATTACAATGTTCACAACATGTACACATGATATCCTCCTAACCTAAACTTGCCATAATATCTGACATACGCTTTGCCCGATTTGGTGTCTGTTTTGCCCAACGTGAGTCAAGCATCTCAGCCGCTGCTGTCTTATAATTTGGTGTTTTATGGTCTTTTAGTGCTGACCACATGTTACGAAACTTACTGACACCTGTTTTGCCAAGCTGAAAAACCATTTCAACCAGTAATTCCTTACAGTGATCGTGGACCGTGTACTCACCAAGTAACTCTTCAGCACCTGATATAGCATTTTCTAAATCTTTTTCTAATATCTCCATCAAGAATGACTCCTCATATTCTTTGTCATCCTCCCAAAAATCTTCTACACAGAGGTGGCCTACGCCCACAGTTCTCTTTCCCAATGTGTCGAGGTACACCTTGTTACGGTAACCTTCATTGGAACGCACAGACGCTAAAAGTCTTTCCATATCCATTTCTAAAACTCCTTATAATTCTTAATTAAAAATTCTTCCATCCAACTCATTTTATCATCAATGGCTACAATTTGTGTTTTAATAACAGCAATGTCCTGTTGCATTTGTGATACAGCATCTGCTTTTTTTTCAATTGCATTAAGTCTTTCTGACCACATGCCCCACGTAACACCAAAACTTAAAACAATACCTACTAACCAAATAGCATCTTTACTATTAAAACTAAACATTGTACTCCCATTCTTCTTTGTCAGAAGGATCCTTGAACATTAATTCATCAGCCTGCATCATATCATTCATACCACCTTGTTTCAAACCTATAATACCACCGTCTGCTACTTCGTACATGTTTGGTGCACCTTGTTCTTGAACGGGTATACCTCTAAAAATTGGATTTATTCTATCAAATTCTTCTCGTTTTCCTTCTTGCATTATGTAAGGAGCTGTTTGAGGATCAATTACTGGACCTTTCATACCTATTTCTTGTGCTCTCATGTTTTCTGATTTAGCTATCATTGCTGCTTCTCTAGTTATTAAATCTTTAAAAGGATCAGTTAATTGATCATAAGATGTGTTAGGTGGTATAATACCAGCGGCTACAAAATTATTTAATGCTTCCTCTAAATATTGATTAGCAGAACCTTCAGTAATATCACCCTTACGTATAGCTTCCATAAACAAAGACATAACTGAGTCTCCTGCTTTTTGAAATGGTTTTAAATCTTTTCTTAACGCAGGACCTATGTCAGGATTATTAGCCATGAATATGTCTTTTGCAGGTTGATCAGTCATAGCCATCATAATACCCTCTTTAGATTTATCTGATAATGCTTTAGCTTTATCATCTATATCAGCCATAATCATTCTTGAACCTTCTGCTTCACTCTTTGTTGGTGTGTCTAAATTTTGTATTTCTTTTCTAGCTTGAAATAGATCTTCTAATTGTGTTTTACGTCCTTGTGGTAATACTCCACCTGGTGCATTAGGTAACGCCCCACCTTGTTGCAGTTGTATAATGCCACCATCTTTAGCAGTCACATATTGTAAGTATTCATCATAGGTGCCTGATCTGTATCTACCAAGATTAGGATCAAAGAATGTGTAAAAGTTTTGTGGGGTTGGTGTAAATGTTCCTGATCCGGTGTCCGTGTCGCTTTCACCCTCATCAGCTTCTTCACCTGGCTGAGTGCCAGATATTGGATTAGGGTCACCTTGACCTTGTCTTTTATTCATAGCTTCTTTTATAGTATCTGTTCTAAATTTTTCTAATTGATAATCTTGCATTTCGTCAGTTGTCATCATTTGATTGTAAAGATTATCATCGTTAGCGACTGATGCAGCGAAATTCTCAAGTTCATCTCCTGTAAGACCTTTTTCTCTACCGTAATAAAGACCTGCTAAACCTTTTTCACTACCATTAGCTATTAAATCCATACCTTTAATACCTAAATTTACAAGAGGAGCCATACCTAAAATACCAGTCATAGGGTCTCTATCATATTTAGTCATGCCTGGTTCAAAGATACCTTCAGCTTTATCAAA